GTCTTGTTGGCCGGGGTAATTAGGCTCCCAAATACTGGTATGCCTAATCACTACATGGGTCTTTTTGGGCTCGTTCAGTTGTTTTTTAACGAGCTCAAATCGACCGTCCCTAAGAAAACCACCTATAGCTGCAACAAGGACTCCATCCGGGTTGTATCTATACCCCTCGTAAGGAGGCACAGACACTTGCTGGAAAGTTTCCAAATTACGGCCCTGCCCACTTGAGGAACGATCAGAGACGAATCGCTTACTAGCAATCCGCATGTTCGAACCCAATTGAGAGTTGCTATCCACATCCAGAACTCGTCCAACAGCAGAATACTCCGGGTTGGCCTTTTCATCGTTACCGATGTCGAAGCTAACTGATCGAGGTACTCTTGCGTAGTACGGTACTGATCCATGGTAAGCAACTGGACAGTATTGTTTCGCCCTAGAGTTTCGAGGATTGTAGGTATGTCGATCAAGAGGTACCCGGACTCCTTCGGTAAAACCGGCGATCCAAGGGACAGTAAAAACTCGTCCCTTGAGAGCTGGTTTAAGAAGGTTACGTGTACACTCGAGATCGATTCCATATTTACCCTCATGCTCAATGATGCGATTCAATAAAGATGTAACGTCTGAAAGCGTGCGGGTGCTCTTACAGTAAAGACCACGAACATCGTGGCCTTTCCAATAATCACCCCCACACGACTCCCTGAAATGCCCAGAGAAGAACGATTTGGACCCGTTCACCTCGAAGCCACATTTCTCCAGACAACGGCAAACAAAATGGTAAGCACTTCGGTGAACAATAATATCATCACCGAAGACACCCCATTTAGCACGTATGCCTAGTACTCTGTAGCAGGCACAAACAAGGCAGGAGAAGATAGCAGTCTCTAACGGGAAAGTAAAACCATTTCCCATCGAAGATACCATCTCTAGCTCAACCCTAGTACCATTTGGTAGTACAGTAACAGGGCTTCGCGTAAGCTCCAACCACCGAAAAACTTGTGGCGGAAGTAACTTACGCAAGAGAGCTAGACTAATTGTATCTGACGCTGAAGAGAGATCGATAGTACAACAATTTCCATCAATCGACCCTTCAGCTGCCATCTCTTTGTTTAGATCAGGCTGTTTATCGAGAGATATATGAAAGACCTCTCGAAGCCTTCTCTCAATGAGACGACCAATGCCTTTCTGAAATAACATGTTCAGAGTAGGCTCAGTACAAATGCTCCTGGAGACTTCAAACGTTTTAGGAACGAAAGAAAGTCTGGAACCCTCAACGATCTCAGAACCATACGAGGCTCGGCGTGCTTTTTCGGCAGCGTACCAAGTTGGGTTACAAGAGATCGCCCTACGATAATAATCGTAGAGGATTTGGCTGGTGCTCGTCAAAGGCGAATCAAATAACTTCGTATAGAAGTTATACTCTTTCGCCTTCAGGTTGGCCCCAGGTCCGACACCGAAACCGCTAGATATCGCGGTCAAGCTTAACAACGGTAGACCCTCAGGATTGAAGAAGTTCTCGAGGATATTACACATTTCCCCGAAGACTTGCTCTTCCTGAGAGCTATCGAAGGTAAACCCAAGTCTACTGCACTTAACATTTGACTCGAGGAACTTTTCGAGGCATTTGCTATCAGCTGTTGGAGAAACTTCGTCTTGAAACTTCTTGACGAACGATCCTCTAAGCTGACAGAGAGCAGCAGACCGAACATCCATGTCGGAGGTCAGGAAAGTAGGGGAAACCCCTATATCCTGAGCTAAGGCTAGGTCTAATTCAGCTCGACTGAACATAAATTCTCCTAGGAGGGTGAGTGTTGGGAAGAACTGACTACCTTAGAAGGCCACTGTCACTTATTAACCATCCAAGAACAAGGATGATTATGTAGGCAATAACCTTCGCGATCTGATAAGGCTTTGAATCAGACCGTCGCCGACGCATTAGAGAATGCCGGACAGCGCTGTATCCCCAAATCCCGCACCAATTTGACTTAGTGCGCCGATATGGAGAGAGAACGCGGCCTTGACATTCGCAGCATCAGCGACATCGGCACCAGCCGGGACTTCGATCGTGGTCGTTATGATCAAGTTCGAATACGGCTGACCAGCCAAGGGTAGAACACCCTTACGGGTAATCGCCTTGTACTGATTCTTCGGAACACTCGGGAGCAGCCCCGTTACCGGATTCGTCTTTCCGAGGGCTTTGAAAATAGCCGGACGGAAGAACGAAACCGAAAAGGGAGCTGCAACGGATGCAGCAGTAACACCCGCTTGGGTACCTCCGAGAGCTGAGACAGACCACTGTTTTCCGAACACCGAAGGAGCGTTATCCGCTACAACAGTGTAAGTGGGGGCAGTGAAACCAGACATAACAACGCCGGTAACCGGCGTAGAAAGGGAGACGGACATTTAGTCCTACCTTCTGATGTGGATCTGATGAGAGGCATCTCCTAAGACCTTCTGCAAACCAAGTACAGCAGTGTTAAGCCATTGCAACGAATCTGCGGCGGGTAGCCGCAGTTCGAAGCTAGGCAGACCAAGCTGGACTGAAGTAAGAGGAGTTCTGGAGACGGACTTTTGCCAACCAAAACCTGCTCCCGGACTCTCAGTATAGCTAACAAAACTACTGCCATCAAGTCCACGCATAAGGTCGATATCACCGCGAGGTACGAATACGCTCGTAGCATAATCAACCATAGTCTTTTGGACCCATGTAACATCGATGGTAGAAGTTGTTGCAGCTGTGAGAATCCCGCCGATATTAGTAAAATAATCGGCGAGAAAGCTGTACGGGATCAGCTCCCACACGGTTGGGACGAATTCTTCAAGCGAAAAGCCCAAAGTATCCATCACTCCACGTGCAGAGGCCTGGAGCCCTTGGCCATAGAGATTTAAAGCTAGTCCCCCTTTGTATACAACTATACACGAGCGTACGGTTTGTGTGTGGTTATTAAACCTCACATTATTGTATATGCTCGGCGTTGTTGTATCCGCGAAGGTTTGGTTTTTACCAAAGCCTCGAACCGTCTTGCGAGAGATATTACCGCCAGTAAGGCGAAGAATCGCCTCACTAGCGTTCTTAATATCCATCACAGTCGGCTTCCAACCATAGGTAAATTCCAGATAGAGATTACCAATGTCACGCATCAAACCTCGAAAAGCCTTAGCCCGATTTCCTTTACGGAGATCATGCTTGATGGAAGCAGCAAAAACACCCGCTGCATAACCTTCAAGCAGGGTAACAGACTTTCTGAAGCGATGTTTGACCATCCCTATAGCTTCTCTCAATTCACCGAGGAAAGTCATACCTTGAAAGGCATTCCTTTGCGCACGAATGTCTTGATAGAAACGAACTAGCGCTATGTTTTGAGCTCCTTGCTGGAGAGAAAGATCAAGTGATGGCTGCGGAGGGTAAGCAAAACAACCCTTCACAGCCCACTCGCCCGCGCTGGTTTTATGTATCCACCAGCCGGGCGTGCAGACTTGACCTTTTTCAGACGCTGTCAGAGGAGTAGACGCACTCAAACCCAATCTGATGAAGTGCTTATACTTAGGATTAAATTCCCCAGTAAGAGTCCTTCCCAGATTGTCGAAGGTTTGTACCCACCCAAAAGGGGCTTGCCCCGGTTGAGTAGTTACCCACCTCCACTGTTGAGAAAACGTCTTGCTCTTCGTATACGTCATTTTCCAGCCCGCAGGTTAAGACCTAGTTAAAGACTAGGCAAACTCCCGGGTTTCGAGGGTAGGATTGGCTACCTACTAGCTAGGTGGATGATTCCACACAAGCCCTCAGGCCCCGG